AGGCGAAATGGAAGTGGCCGAATATGCTAAGATGGGAAATTATCCAAGAGATCCTGAGATGGCAAAAAAGGACAAAGAGAACGCAACTAAACTTGATGTAACAAAAGCAGACAAAAAAATGAACACAACTGCTTACCAAAGAATGCAGGCAGGTGATCCAAGATACGCAGACAAAACAAACGAAGGCAATCAGTTCGCACAGGCAGTACAGAAAGCCAAAGCGGCGGGCATGAAAGCCGGAGACAAGTTCAAAGTGGGCGACGAAGAATACACACTGAAAGATGCCATAGAGATGGCAGGCTTACAACTAGAAGAGTTCTTCTCAGAGGAAGAAATAGAAGTTTCAGCAGAAGCACAGGCTGAAGCAGAAGCGATCAACAGCGAACTAGATAGAATCAAGACGCTGGCCAACCTTTCATAATAAAAACTCCATATTACCAATAATAGTAGTAGACAACTGATAAATATAGTTGTATATTATGTACTATATGTCTAATATACACTTAGGCACAAACAACAAACATAGGCAAAATAGGAGGCTTACATTATGGCATCATTGGCTGAAATAAGGGCGAAACTAAAATCTCAAGAAGTGAATCGCTCCACTTCATCAACAGGCGGAGACAACGCCATCTACCCACACTGGAATATATCAGAAGGCTCAGAAGCAGTTGTTAGGTTCTTACCAGATAAGGACACAAACAACACTTTCTTCTGGACTGAAAGAAACATGATCAAACTACCTTTCGCAGGTATCAAAGGTCAGACTGATTCAAGACCAGTGACTGTACAAGTACCATGCATGGAGATGTATGGAAAGACTTGTCCAGTGCTAACAGAAGTTAGACCATGGTTCAAAGACAAGAGCATGGAAGACATGGGCAGAAAATATTGGAAAAAGAAAAGTTACATTTTCCAAGGGTTTGTTACAACAAATCCACTAGCAGAAGACACACAACCTGAGAACCCAATCAGAAGATTTATTATTGGTCCTCAGATCTTTAACATCATTAGAAGTGCATTGATGGATCCAGAGATGGAAGAAATGCCAACTGATTATGTGAAAGGTGTTGACTTTAGAATTACTAAAACAACTAAAGGTGGATACGCTGACTACTCAACATCAAAATGGTCAAGAAGAGAACGTGCATTAGACGAGGCAGAGAGAGCCGCAATCGAAACACACGGGTTACACAACCTAGGTGACTTCAGACCAAAAGAACCATCAGAAGCAGAAGTAAAAATAATTGCAGAATTATTTGCTAAATCTGTGGAAGGTGAGGCTTATGATCTAGAGCAGTATGGACAGTACTTCAGACCGGCAGGCATGGCTTACCAAGGTAAACCACAGGTGGCAGTACCAACAGCATCGGCTCCGGCGGCAACACCAGTGGCAGAAGCGGCACCGACTGCGGCTCCTGTGACTGAAAGTGCACCAGCACCACAACCAGCGGCGGCTACGGCTCCTGCAGGTGACAGTGCCAAGAGAGCAGAAGACATCTTGAAGTTGATTAGGTCAAGACAAGCAAAATAATCTGACAAATGTTATACGAGATTGATGGCATACCCGCATTTCGTATAGACCTTTACAATAACTCTGTCGCCCATAAATGGAAAGAACTGATCCAAAACATTTATGTGGGCGACGGAGATGACATAGATCATAAAAGAACGTTTTTCAACTTTAGATCTAGAGACGAAATAAAGGAAATACTGCTAGATGCTGTTCAAAACATAAACACTTTTTTGAAAACCGAATTTATAAAAATACCAAAACAAATAGATTGGGAACATCAAGACTTATACAACACACTGCATATTGCATTTGAAAAACTATCAGGAGACTTCGACAATCCAACTAAACTTATGAAAATTGCACCCATGAATATTAAAGAAAGTATTAGAGATTTAAATTTTTGTGTACATGCATTGGAGCACGGTTCAAGCAGAAACATATTACCTATGCAATGGACAAAGGCAAGAACAACAATGCCACGAATTGGACTTACTGATGAGGAATATAATTTGATGCAGTTTCATATGACCAAAAACGAAGTTTACCTTGCCTACAACGAACTAGGAAAAAGTTACATGGATCTTTGGCAAGACAACTTACCAATTGATTATACTGCAACAAAAAACAATCATTATATTGGTGCTGATATTAAAATTGCCCTAGATGACAATGAGAATATTTTTGAAGATGATTTTATAAGTTGGTGTAAGGACAACAAAATAGATCATCTAGAAAAGAAACACGGTATCGGTTTATTGCCAATTGGTAAAGTAGAGTTCATGAACATAGAACATTTGACAAAAGACAGTAAAGCGAATATAATAGTAGAAAGGAACTAAAAAAATGACAAAAGTATTTGACGCAACAAAATTTAGAAAAAGTATTACGAAATCTATACAAGGATTAGGAATAGGATTTAGTGACCCAACTGATTGGATATCAACAGGAAATTACGCATTAAACTATTTGATGACCAGTGACTTCAACAAAGGCATTCCATTAGGCAAAGTGACTGTACTTGCAGGCGAATCAGGAGCAGGAAAAAGTTACATAGCATCAGGAAACATTATCAAGAATGCACAGGATCAAGGTATATTTGTTATACTAATTGACACAGAGAATGCATTAGATGAGCAATGGTTACAGGCATTGAAAGTAGACACTTCGGAAGACAAACTTATGAAATTAAGTATGTCAATGGTTGATGATGTTGCAAAGACTGTTTCGGAGTTCATGAAAGGTTACAAAGATCAACACGCAGACAACAAAGAAGGTGCACCTAAAGTACTATTTGTTATAGACAGTTTGGGTATGTTATTAACACCAACAGATGTAAATCAGTTTGAAGCAGGTGAGATGAAAGGCGACTTGGGTAGGAAACCTAAAGCCTTAACAGCACTTGTAAGAAACTGTGTCAATATGTTTGGGAGTTGGAATGTAGGACTTATAGCAACCAATCACACATACGCATCGCAGGATATGTTTGATCCAGATGACAAAATATCAGGTGGACAAGGATTTATATATGCATCAAGTATTGTTGTTGCAATGAAAAAATTAAAATTAAAAGAAGACGAAAAAGGAAACAAAGTTACAGATGTAAGAGGTATCAGAGCCGCTTGTAAAGTTATGAAAACAAGATATGCCAAACCGTTTGAAGGTGTACAGGTCAAGATTCCTTATGACACAGGTATGGATCCATACAGTGGACTTGTAGACTTGTTTGAGAAAAAAGGCATACTTGTACAGACAGGCAACAGGCTAAAATACGTTGACCCACAAGGTAAAGAGCACATAGAGTTCAGAAAAGCATGGACAGGTGATAAATTAGATATGATAATGGCGAACTTCAAAGAAGTTGCACCTGCTGAATCAACTGAAGAAGAAAAAGAATAAAATGGTAGATTTCACACACGAAGATATAGAAAGACTCTGGAGTTCGATAAGTCATTACGTTTCTGAAAGACAAAAGTTAGATATGGCCATTGATTTTATAAAAAGTTTAGAAGACATAGGTGTGGAACACGACGAAATAAAAGCATCGGCAGAATACGATCCAAAACTGGAAGAAGCGATCAATACCGTGTTCGAAGATGACGAGGAAGAAACGTACGGTGATGACGAATGATAAACTGGTACAACGAAGTAAGTAGGAACCTGGCAAAGATACCAGACTGCATAGCATATTTTGATAAAGAATTATTAGAAGCCAAGAAGCAGTGTAGAATATATGGAAACCTAGAGAGGGCCAGTGCCGCACTTCCTGGAATAGTAGAAGAAAGATTTAGCCAATTACAACAACTCGAAGCAATACTAGAATACCTTAATATAGAGTTAAGAAGATTAAGATCAAAAACTTTTAGAAAATATTTGGAAAACTACAATAGAGCATTATCAAGCAGAGATGCAGAGAAGTATGTTGATGGCGAAGACGATGTCGTGGACATGGACAAGATTATAAATGACTTTGCATTGATGAGAAATCAATGGTTAGGCATCACCAAAGGTTTAGATCAAAAACAATGGCAGATAACAAACATTGTTAAGTTGAGAGTAGCGGGAATGGAAGATGCCGATATCAAATAGTAGAATAATTCTAACAGATGTAGACGGTGTACTCTTGGAATGGGAAAAGCATTTCACAGATTGGATGTTACAACGTTCATACTACAACGACAACGAAGAAAGAATATATCCATACAAACTATTGCCAAACAAAGAAAACACATACGAAATGGCAGAACGTTTTGGATTGACTATACCGGAAATACGAAAAGAAATAAGAGAGTTCAATAAAAGTGCTTGGATGGCTACACAATGTCCAATGCCAGATTCGCAGACCTGGGTAAAATTATTGGCCGCAGAAGGTTGGACTTTTATTCCAATAACATCTCAAACTTCTGATATCCCGGCACAAAAAGTAAGGAAGAAAAGATTAGGCGAACTGTTTGGCGAACATATTTTTACAAATTACCATATTTTAGACACTGGGGCGGATAAAGATTCGGCGTTAGCGGAGTTTCACAACACCGGACTGTATTGGGTCGAGGACAAGCCTAAGAACGCTGTAACCGGGCTCAAATACGGTTTAAAGACTATATTAATCGACCACCCATACAATCGAGACTTTGATCATCCTGAGATCACCAGAGTAAATAATTGGCAGGACATACATAAAATTGTATCAGGAAGAAAATGAAGATATACGTTGGACACGACAGCAGAGAAGACATAGCATATCAGGTGTGTGAACACAGCATCAAGAGAAGAGACCCGTCGGCAGAAGTTATTCCCCTTAAACAAAAACAAATGAGAGACCAAGGTTTGTACACACGACCTGTTGACAAACTTGCATCAACAGAATTTACTTTCACAAGATTTTTTGTACCGTACCTTAACGATTTCAAAGGGTGGGCAGTGTTTTGTGATTGTGATTTCCTTTGGAAGATTCCATCACATGAACTTGTAAAATATTGTGACAACTCTAAGGCAGTGGTAGTTGTCCAACACGACTACACACCAAAAGAGACTACAAAAATGGACGGACAAGTGCAAACTGTATACCCACGCAAGAACTGGTCAAGCATGGTGCTATGGAACTGTGAACATCCTAAGAATAAAATATTAACTCCGGAATTACTTAACGAAGAATCACCAAAATTCTTACACAGGTTCAGTTGGTTAGAGGATAATGAAATAGGATCCTTGCCACTAGAATACAATTGGTTAGTGGGATGGTATAAGGAACCTAGGGATGGCTCGCCAAAAATACTTCACTATACAGAAGGCGGTCCATGGTTTGATGGGTATCGTGACTGTGAATATGGCGACGACTGGAAAAAAGAACTAATAAATCTTTTTAGTTCGTAAAATTTAGTTTATGGATCTATTGAAAGGTAAGAAAGGACTAATCACAAACTTATACAATGAGAAATCTGCCGGATGGGGAATTTCTCAAAAGTTGGCAGATGCTGGTGCAGAATTGGCATTCACCTATTATGGAGATATCCAAAAGAAAAGAGTTGTACCTTTAGCGGAAAAATTAAATTCAAAAGTTACATATAGTTGTGATTTTGGAAAAAAAGACGATATATTAAAATTATTTGAAGACATTAAGAAACAATGGGGTCAAATAGATTTTGTTGTTCATGCAGTTTCACATTCAGATAAATCGGAAATGTTGGGTGAGTATATTAATACAACAAGAGAAAATTTTTTAAGAACTATGTTAAATTCGTGTTTCTCATTCACAGAAGTTGCAAAAGAGGCATCTAAGATTATGAAAGACGGAGGGAGTATGCTTACATTAACTTACGAGTCTACAAAAACGATTCCCAATTACAATGTCATGGGTGTTTGTAAGGCGGCGTTAGAATCTAGTGTGAAGTATCTAGCAAAGGATTTAGGTTCAAAAAAAATCAGAGTTAATGCCATTAGTGCTGGTCCGATTAAGGCCCTGGCCGGAAATGCAATCGGCGATGCAAAATTTTTGTATAAATGGAATGAAGACCATTCTTTTTTAAAAAGGAACGTTGATATCCATGATATAGGAAATTCCGCCCTATATTTAATAAGTGATCTTGCTGGCGGAGTGACTGGGGAAATTCATTATGTGGATGCTGGTTATAATAAAGTTGGTATGCCAGACCCTAAAAATATGAAAAGATAATTAAAAATATATCTTATCTATCTGATCAACATTTTCTTTTTGTTCGACCACTTCGCTGTTATTGAATCCTAGTTGAAACATGTACTCATCCATTTCGTTTTCTGATGGCATATCTGGAAACTCTTTATTCTTATGTAAATTTACTTCCTGAATCACATACTTGGCACGTGCAAATATATCTGGAGCACCATTCATTATCATAATCTCAGCACCTTGTACATCTTGTTTGATCAAATCAAATTGAGCGTCCTTACCAACCAATTCATCCAAAGTTTGCATCTGTCTTATTTCATAGTCTTTGAAAATACCAAACACTGTCGATCCTTTTGTGTACGTGACCTTCTTTTTGCTTCCCTTGTTTATTTCACGTAGATACATTTTTATTTCTTTATTGCTATCGCCAAGCACAGCGATGTGACAGTTATGGGCAATTTCTTTTAAATGCTTCTCATATTTTGGACCTGCTTCTATGCAAGTGTATTCTGCGTCGGGCCATATTAATTTTACATTTTTAGTCCAGATGCCTATGTTTGCACCTATATCCAAAATTTTTGTCGGTGAGAAACTGTGTTCTGCTTTGATTTTTTTTAAATGTTCGTACATCATGCTTTGGTGTATACAATATCTGGCCAGGATTTTATCAATATTTTAAATCCTAGAGATTTCAAATGTTCCTTTATGTCTTTTTTACTACTGCCATATCTTTCACTGTTTCCATTCAGTTCAATCATCAGGTATTCAACGTTGTCTAAGGTTCTTGCCGCACCTTTGAGTACTTCCATTTCCAAGCCTTCTACATCTATCTTGATAAAATCTACATCCTTGTACCCTAAGGAATCTAATTTGTTTATTTTTGTTTCACCTTTTTCTAGCAACACTCTGGTGTTTTGGGTGGCACTATCTTCTGTTAATTTTACAAACCCGTCTTCGTTGCCTATTGCCTGGTTATATGATTCCACATGACTGCATGGAGTTATATTCCTTGCAAGGCATCCATAATGTAAGTTGTTAGGTTCATAGCAATGAATATTTTTTGCATACTGTTGCATAGATAACGTCCAAGTACCGCACCATGCTCCTATGTCAACTATGTGATTAAATTTCTTGTCGTTTGTTTTGCACCACTCTATCAATTTGTCAAGACAGGTGTCCTGCATATAGGGGTGACCTTTTTCACGCCATTGTTCTATCTGTGCATCATTTGATGGCACCCATAAGCCACCAGATAGTTGTTCTATACTCATAGCAGACCTTTGTCCATTAATATTTCTACTGCTTTTCCGTTGGCAATTTCTTCAGGTGTAAACTGTTGATATGCCAAACTGTAAAGCCAATCCTCACAGCCAACAAAATAAGGATTTTCAATATCTGAAAGTTCTTGTCCTCCTACTTCTTTGGCAAAACTTTTTTCATCACAAATTACAGGTATGCCCATGCACTGTGCTTCAACAGCCGCGATTGAACAACTTGTTACACACACCCAAGCATCTTTAAGGTCCTCAGATAAGGGCACTGTTGCCTCACTTGGTCCTGATGTTCCCCTACCACGTGGTTTGTGTCGAATTTTTATTGGTCTGTCTGTGTATCTTTTGATCTGCTCCACAATTTCATTTGTCCAGTTTGGTTTGTCTAGATAATCATGTATACTGGTCGAACTAGGACAAACCAATACGTAACTGCCTTTGAAGTCAGGTGCTTTAATTTTAATTCCAAATTTATCAAACCTATCAGACTTACACATCTTAATGTACGGCGCATGAATTTTATTCTTACAAATACGCCAATAATGATTGTCAGGTTTCAGATTGTTGTTGTCAAATCTTCCAAAGTACGGAGTATCAGTGAACCAAAACTGATGCTTACGTGCTTCAAGTTTTTTGACCATTGCCTTATTGTTGCCAACGAATCCCCAGAACATGCTGTTCGCTACTGGTTCTGTTTCCGTCTGATTGTTCAACAATTTAGTTTGTTCTGGCCAGGACTTCTGTACACCATCAAACACCTCATATGCTTTGCTGTTCTTGTTATTAAATGGTGCGTAAATTGTTAGCATCTATGAATTCCATAAGTTGTTCGGCCCATTGTTTGTGTCCTTCTGCCGACGGATGAGGATCGTGTGGGCTCACTACTAATTTTTTATCAGAAACGAATTCGAGGTGGCTCACCTTTGGACTGAAAAATCTATCCATGTTGATCGCATTCCTAATCACATTGAAGTCCTCTGTGCCGTTTCCAAAATCGTTAGGCAGAGAGTTGTACATCACATAAGGTATTCGCTTACGTTCAAAGTAGTTCTGTAAGTCAAAAACATTATCAAGAAAATTCATAGTGAGATTGTTTTCTATATCCCACCCCTTGTGACTTCGTATGAAACTTACATTATCTAGTGTCTTCCAGGTCCTCCAAGTAAGATCAGTGCCCGGTATACGTCCTTTTTTCCATCCGTCGTCCGTGATGTAATCATTCCTGACTGCACTTGACCAACCTATAACGGCAAAAATATCTTTGTCCTTGTTTTGTTCTACCCAAACTTTAGTGGAGAATCCTATCCTGGTGTTACCCCTGCCGCCCATCGCCAAGTTTGCTAGATCCATGCTGTAATTTTCCGCAATTACCTTTGTGGTAAATGTTTGCACACCGTCTTTTGGCCTGGGCGTTAAAAAACTGCATCCATTTGAAAATAATATCATGATCGTGTATTATAACATAATTATTAATAAAATGTCAGTAAAAAATATAAACTCCCTAAAGTATTTCCTCGATAGGTGGGAAATAGTTGATCCTGAGTACAACTACACTGTGCCCTATCACGAATCAATTGACCCACACTTTACAAGTTTACCAACTTTCGTAGCAGAGTTTCATGAATGCAAAGTCCATACCTGTCCATTACTGGTGACCAGAGAAAATAAAATGATAACTGAATATGTATGGTCACTGACACATCAGAGTAAACATAAACCTCAAAAGACACATTCTCTTTGGAGGGAATGGGGAGACAATATGTCTGTTGAACTACCACCAGTGAAGGAAAGTTTTAACGAAACAAATACCTATGTTTGGTTACCAATCGATGAAGGAAGTGGAAAGAATCCATGGCACATCTGGATAGACGTGATATCTAAATTTAGGCTTTTAGAGAAAAGATGGTCAACTAACTTTGCCAGATATTGTTTCATTTTAGCAAATCACAGTCCATATTTTGAAAAAGTTTGCAAAGCACTTTTTCCTGACGTGAAGATTGTAACAATGCCCAAAGGAGAAACATGGCAATTCAAACACCTGTTAGTGCCAAGCATGAGTAATTCCAAGGACGGAGTTATTGTTCCACCACTTGCTCCGTGGTTACGACACTTCAAAGGCCTTAAGAATCTTAAAGGAACCAAACCACATAGAAAGATAGTTGTATTGAGGCCTGGAGCAAAGACTAGGAAACTTATAAACTCGGATGACTTGTTATTGAAATTAAAAGGATGGGAGACTGTCGCTTTAGAAGAAATGCCAATTAGAGAGCAAATGAAAACCTTTGCAGAAGCATCACATATCGTTGCGGCCCATGGAGCAGGATTGGTAAACTTGTTATGGTGTCAACCAGGAACAAAAGTCCTAGAGATACAAGATAAAAACATGATACAAAAAAAAGTATATCCTTTGCTGTCACATAATCTAGATCTAGAGCATAAATTATATTTGGCAGATGTAGTGCCAATTGCTCTTGAGGACGGGTCTAAGCCTAAAGGAATAAAACGTTTTAGTGATATGATAAACTTTAAAATAAACATACCCGAAATAATGGAGCACCTAGAATGAAAATTTCAGTACTACAGAAGAAACCAACATTGGTCATAGAACCATATCCGCATTTTGTAATCGAGGACGCACTGCCACAGGAAATATATGATAGCCTCGAAAGAGAATGGCCTAAAGATCAACTTCTAGCAACGGAACCTTTTGACTCGGGCATATGCCATAGACTAAAAGCAGATGAAATGTTGAAGCCAGGAAAAGTTGCCAACATATGGAAGGAATTCACCGAGTACCATACATCATCAATTTTTTACAGAGAGATGCAAGAAGCATTTGGTGATCTTGTGCCGCACATAGAAAACTTAGACAATACTCTCAGTCCAAGAGGGTGGGATAAAGGCGATGACTGGATTGGCACAGACTGTCAAACTGTTATGCATAAACCTATTGACTTCAGTTCGAGGACTCCTCACATAGATAATCCTAGAGAAATTTATGCGGCATTACTATACATGCCTTACAAAGATGACCTAAGCACAGGCGGTGAGTTCCAAATACACAAAACGGATGAGAGCATACATGAGGTCAATAAAAACGGTGGTAGGGCAGTCGGTGACAAGGCAGGCGAAATAGTAAAGACAGTACCATACAAATCAAACACACTAGTTGCTTTTTGTAACAACTCAACAAAATGTGTACACAGTGTATCTGCTAGGCAGAATGCTACAATGCACAGAAGAAGTGTCAACATCATAGCAGAGTTCAATAGAGCCGCCAAGCGTAAGATGTTTGAAGTAAAGGAAAACAGAAGATAATGCTCTCAGGCATACACACGACTAAACCAAGGACACAACGATATATCAATGCCTTTGTAAAAGGATCCGGACAAGGAACAATCTATCATTTTCGGCAACTTAAAGAACTACCTAAAGAAGAGTTGACCATGTATGGAATACTAGCAGGGTCTGGCGAGATATACAAGGATTGCAAAAAAGCAAATAAAACTTTCTATTTCATGGATCACGGCTACTTCACAAATGCTCATGTGACCCCACACTGGTTGAGAATAACAAAAAACAAACACTGCCAAAACGTTTTGCAAAAGAGACCAACTGATCGATATGAAAAAAATTTTAAAGAGGATATCAAGCCATGGAAAAAAGGTAAGAAGATTTTAGTACTGCCTCCCACAAATGCAATAGCAAATTTTTTTAATGTGACAGATTGGCTTAACAAGACAATAGAAACATTGAAAGAAAACACAGACAGAGAAATAGATATCAGAGAGAAACCTTACAACCCAATAGTTGGTAAAGATCACGTTGGTGCAACAGTAAAAATTGAAACAAAGACAGTTCATAAAGGTGAAATCAATTGGAGTGATTACTATGCAACGGTAACATATAATTCCAACACCATGGTGGCCAGTTTGACCAATGGGGTACCTGTATTTTGTGACCCTGTAAACAGCGCCGCCGCACCCATTTCAGAAACCGATTTCAGCAAGATAGAAACGCCAATATATGGTGATAGGATTGCATTATTTTCAAGTTTAGCGTATAATAATTGGACACTACAAGAAATGGCAGACGGCACTGCTTGGAGAATGCTCAATGAAGGTTGAAATATTTAGAAGGACTGTAAAAGATCGTAAACGGGGAAATAGTTATGATCTCTTATATCACTTGAAAGAAGGTATAGAGGCCTCCGGTGACGAGGCAGTCATAGTGAATGAACACATGACTGGGCCAACTGTGGAAGGTGAAATGACACCAACTGCACCGATGGCGGCCATGTTTGGTTATGGTGGAGACAAACAAATGCACCATACAAAAGGAAGACGTAGAGAACTTGCAAACAACTGCAGAGCTAAAAAGATTCCTTTGATCACCTTTGATGGCGGACTGCTATCAAGTTTTGGAAACGTATCAACATCTCCTGACCACCACTTCAGGGTATCGTTGTACACACCAATGAACGACGGCGACTTTTTATCAGACAACAGTCCAAGTGATCGCTGGGAGATGATGGTGAAAAAATTTAAAGTGAGGTACGAACCATGGAGGAAATCCAATCCAGACGATCCTATACTATTTGGACTACAACCCAAAGACAACTGGAGCATGAACGAAATGGATCCAATTGATTGGTTCAACAGAGTGTATGAAAAACTGAGACCACTTACTAAAAGAAAATTTATAGTGAGGCCACATCCAAACAATGTGGCAAACATCGATGGACGCAGTGCAGAACTGCCCGACGATGTAGAAATACAATTCACACAGAAACATTTCATAGGAGATGAGAAAAAGCATTATAGATTTCATTTCCAAGAGGCTTTAAATAATTGTCATGCTTTTATTACTCACAATTCTACTGCCAGCGTCGACTCTTGCATTCGTGGAATCCCTACCTTTGTTACAAGCGATCTTGCAATTTGTTGGCCTGTAGCAAACAAAGATCTTTCTAAAATAGAAACTCCGGAATATCCTGATAGGACACAATGGGTAAACGATCTTGGTTACAAGATGTGGAGCATAAAAGAAATTAAGGATGGCACTGTGTATAAAAGATTTAAACAAAGGTTGGGTCTGTAATGAAAACACTGACAGTAATCACCACTTTCCCTCCTAATAGATGGAATGCGTATGCTAGAAGAATGCTACAAAGTCATATTGATTTTTGGCCCGACGACGTGATTGTACATGCATACTACGAAGGAGATAAACCAAACTTTGATCACAAAAAAATAAAATACATCAACATAGAAGAAGCAAATCCCGAACTAATCAAGTTCAAACAAAGGCATAAGAACGATCCTGTCGCCAATGGCGAGGTGACAGAAATAGCAGGCGGTGTTAGGAGAGATCCTACTGCTGGCAAAAACGATAAAGGAAAAGGTTCTTATCTTTGGGACGCCGTTAGATTTGCTCATAAAACTTTTGCTGTTGATCATGCAATTAAAAATGCAGAAACAGACTATGTGTTATGGCTAGACGCTGACACGTACACATTCAGGTCAATCACAAAAGAATTTGTTGTGAGCCTTTTGCCAGAAACAAAACTTGTTAACTTTTTAGGACGTGGAGAAAAATATCCGGAATGTGGATGGGTATGCTACAACACAAAACATCCTAAAGTAGCACAATTTATGAAGTACTGGACAGAGATGTATATTAATGACACAATATTTCAAGAATTGGAATGGCACGACAGTTATTTGTTCTGGCAGTGTTTAAAACGTATTGCACCCGATGATGGAGAGGATATAGGAAAAGGTGCAGGTGCCAAAGGGCATCATGTGTTCATCAACAGTGTGTTAGGTGCATATATCGATCACATGAAGGGCAAGAGAAAAGTCAAAGGCAAAAGTAGCAAAAGTGATTTACGTGGCGACAGGAACGAGTCATACTGGCAAAATGTAGAATCCTATGATCCCTTTGGTGGTATAAAGTTTGACCCTAAACAAGCAGATGACATAGTAAGCAAAGTGGCAAAAGGAAAGCAAGGAAACTAATGAGATTAGAAGTATGGACAGAGTATGGTCCACTGAATTCAAAACCTATATTCGACGCTTTCGTTAAAAGTCTCAAAGACGCCGGTGATACTGTATATCTAAATAAATCGGCCAATGCCGATGTTGCAGTGATATGGAGTGTGCTTTGGCGTGGCAGGATGGAACAATATAAAAAAATTTGGAATGACTACAGAAGCAGAGGCAAACCAGTAATAGTATTAGAGGTTGGGGGACTGAGAAGAAACGATAGTTTTAAAATAGGTATAAACGGAATCAACAGAGATGCAGACTTCGCCAACCAAACGTTCGACGACAAACGTTGGCCATTGTTCAAACACAAACTGACACCGTGGAATCCAACTGGAGAAATGATTGTTATATGTGGACAGCACGATGCATCAGAACAATGGAAAGGACTGCCAAGGATGGAACAATGGATAGTAAAGCAGATCCGAGAAATTAGAAAGTACACCACGAGACCAATATTAGTGAGACCTCACCCGAGAAACCTTATACAGTTTAAAGAAAGCGACTTTGAAAATGTAAAATTGAGATTGCCTAGAAGAGACTATAGAACATATGACGACACAGATTTTAAGATGACACTTGAACGCACATGGGCAGTTGTAAACCACAGTTCTAATCCTGCAATGGAGGCCGTTATCAAAGGTATACCGGTTTTCGTTTCTGAATCCAGCCTGTGCCACGATGTAGGAAACATTAATTTGTCGGATATAAACACACCTGCCATGCCTGGCAGATCAAAATGGGCAAACTGGTTAAGTTACACCGAGTGGTTTAAGGACGAAATAGAAGCAGGACTGCCATGGGCCAGGTTAAAGAAGAGGCTGGAAGAGAAGTACATCAAATGAAAATAATTGATAATTTTTTAGACAAAAATGATTTTCGAGACTTACAGAACGTTGTGCTGTCGACAGACTTTCCTTGGTACCTAAACCACGGAGTAAGTTACAAGGGAGATGACAGTGGTATTATGTTCACACATCTCATTTACAAGAATGATACTTTCAACAGTTCATTCACATTGGGCGGTTTGGATATATTCAAAAAGAAATTAAACATAGTATCTTTAGTAAGAGCAAAAATTAATTTCCTATATAGAACCGAAGAAATAATTGAACACCATGCACACATCGACATAGAAAATCCACCAAACGATCTTAAGACTGCAATACTATATCTAAACACTAACAACGGATACACTAAATTTGCGACAGGAGAAAAAGTTGATAGTGTTGAGAACAGACTTATCACCTTTAAAGGAAGTCTTGAACATTTTGGCACGACAAACTCGTGCGATGCTCCTTACAGAGTTGTTTTTAACTTGAACTATTTTTAACAATGAAAACTATAACGTTATCTGGAAAACCTGAAATCAAACCCATAGAGTGGAAACCATATGGGGGCGAAGAAGTTTGTATTAATACAATCATCAGAAAAGGCAAACGCACACGAGAGATGAAATTCTTTGAGGACAAGGTAAAGGCAGTACCTAGAGGTAATGCCTATTGCATAGGTAACGGACCATCACGTAAAGGTTTTGATCTTAACAGTCTCAAAGACACAGGACAGACATATGGGTGTAATGCATTGTACAGAGACTTCATGCCTGATTTTATTTTTTCTGTGGACACTAAGATGTCAGTTAAAATGTGTGAGGACGAAGTGGGTCTAAAGACTATACACTATGCACCGGCACTAGAAGTCAACAGGAAACAGAACAAAGGCATGTTGCATCTTATTCCTAATAACCCGCACTGGATATCAGGTAATGCGGCATTCTGGACGGCTGGTGTGCATGGACACAAGAACATCTATTTGTTGGGCTATGACTTCAGAGAGTATGGCAAGGATCAACTGAACAACATGTATCAGGATACAGAATGCTATGGCGAACGACACGACGATAAAATCTTCGAAGGGTGGTTAAAACAATTCAGAGACATGTTGAAGATGAGACCTTATGTCAACTACACTGTGGTACATGACGATCCACCTGATTATATGAATCATCTGCAGACAGGAACGGACCTAGGTAACAGTAGAGTTATAACTTATGCGGAGTTTAAGAAAGAACTAACACCTAGTCAGGCCTAGGCCACACGCTTTAAATTTTTCTCTCCAAGCAAAAAAGTTTGCATTGTGATTTGAATAAGGATCTTTGATCCATGTCATTTGATATAGATGCACCATTTCGTGTGCTAACGTTTCTATAAAATCTTTCCATTTAGGAAATTTTTGATGTAGTTCGATGTAGTACTCAACTTCGATATGGTAAGGTATAATTCTCTGATCAAATTTTCCTTTAGGTGTTTTTCTATTGTCCCAATTGGCCACACACCTACCCCAATCTTTATGCAAATTCCTAATATACAACGGAACCATTGGTAATCTACTATTGAATAGTGTCTTGTTTAGATACCTAAACCAATTGTATGCTTGAGCCTCTGTGGGTCTAAAGCCGACTGCGTTCCTGTGCCTAGCCAGAGTATTTTCCAACTTGATCTTCAGTTGTTTCTTGACATTTACACTTTTGTTTATTTTCTTCTTTTTCATGGTTGACTGCTTTACCAATTATGCTATAATATACTAGTAATTATCTAAAATACCATGGACAATATGCACACAGATTTACCAAAAACAATAAACGAAGCACTCAAAATACTAGCATATAATGATTATTTTTGGGCAAATCCTTCAATGATAGGAAATACAACCGTAATCAAGCCACACCCAAAAGACCTATCAACGGTGAAATCACTGGCAGAATCTCAGTACGCTTGGACTGAAAAACAGGCCAAGTTGGCTCTAGTCTTACTGAAGAGATACCTTACCAAATTCCAAGCACACGGAATGGACATCAAAGACTTGCTAGACAACCCCAAGTACGATGATGATTTCCGAGTAATCAGTTTTGATAAAAGCATTGAAAAGTACATCGACGAGGACAATGTAACGAAAATAGAGATGCGGTTCCCATACAACAAGAAAGTAATTCAATTGATAAGATGTGTAAAGGACAAGCGTGGTTTGCCTGGAATGTATGCACAGTATGACGGTGAATCTAAAAAATGGACTTTCTTGCATACCGATGTTACCGCTTACTACTTGACGCTGATAGCCGTAAGATATGATTTTAAATTCAGTGACGATAGTCTATTAAACGACTACGAAGAAATTAAGAAAGAGATAATAGGACACAGGAAGCCGACAGCAAGACTTATTGGTGGAGAGATTGTATTAGACAATGCGTCAGAATCGTTACAAAACTACTGGAATGATAATTTGAAAAGCAAATCAACGTTACATCAATTAGATTCCTTAAAAAACTTCGACATTAAAACAAACGGACTAGATGTTCCAGCTCAGACCATTGTGGCAAAAAAAATAGCACACAACAACAATCACATATTATGGATAGACTCAAAAACTTTTGCAAAGCACGAAGTAGTCAAAGGTCTTTTAGAGTTAGACTGTTTTCCTCTGATCATGCCTGTAAGTGGAGACATACACATGGAAGAGGATGTAAGAAATTGTTGGGAATGGTTGAATGTTTTCAAATCGCACAACATAGATATACTGAACGATTGTTCTTGGGGGTTCGATGTCAAGGAGCCAATATACAAAAAAGATATAGATAAGTTTACAGACGAAAAACATTGGTTGGTAGATAATCAAAAGCCACAGGACTTCTTTGAGAATCTATATGAGTTGCATCAGATGAGCAAACAGTTCAAATTGATAAATGATAACACAAAAGTAATTTTTGTGCGTAATAGAATACCTAGAGCGTTGATCAAAAGCAAGGTAAAACCAAAAGCATCATTGGTAGCAGTAGGTGGTGGACATTACGCCGGCGGTACAGACAATCTCAAAAGACTTCTTGAAAATCTTCCAAAAAAGTTGTATTATAGTGACTATCAGCCAAGCAGTTGGGATTGGCAAGATCGTGTTATAGTAAAACTTTAGAATGAGCAGTTGTAAATTAGTAATAAAAGACGAAGTAAATGTGAAGTTCGAGAATCTATCTCTCGAATGGCGTAAGAGATTATCTAACAAATTCAAATACGAGATACCATATGCTAGGCATCTGCCAGCAGTGAAACTGGGCAGGTGGGATGGCAAGGTGTCGTTCTTTGGACTAGGTGGTACAACGTATCTAAACCTTGTAGATCAAATACTACCGATACTAGAAGAGGGCGGTGTGTATGTTGACTTTGAGGACCAAAGGACTAAACATAATTTCGAATTTAAGGCAGTTGATAAAAATTATCTTTCACACATAACTTGGCCGGAAGCACACCCGTGTGCCGGACAACCTATAGAGTTGAGGGACTATCAGGTAGAGACAATAAACAAATTCATAGAGAATCCACAATGTATACAAGAGATCGCCACTGGTGCAGGCAAGACGATAATCACAGCGGCGTTATGTCAGTTGGTCGAACCTTACGGACGTACACTAACAATAGTGCCAAACAAGAGTCTAGTAACACAGACAGAAGAAGACTTCCTTGCTTGTAACTTGGACACAGGTGTCTACTACGGAGATCGTAAAGAATTAGGAAGGTTCAACACCATAGCAACATGGCAGTCATTAAACGTGTTAGAAAAGAAAAGCAAGGACGAGCATACTACTGATTTCCTAGAAGCAATAAAAGGCATCAACACAGTCATTATAGACGAAGTACACATGGCAAAAGCAGATGTACTAAAAAGATTATTAACAGGACCATTCGCACACTGTGGTATACGTTGGGGGCTTACAGGTACCGTTCCTAAAGCGGACTTTGAATTTATGGGTCTGAAATGTAGCATAGGAGAAGTTGCAAACAGAATTCAAGCAAGTGAATTGCAAGACAAAGGAGTACTTGCAAATTGTCATGTGAATGTTTTACAGACACAAGACCATCCACAGTTCAAAACCTATGCAGAAGAACTGAAATGGCTAACTACGGATAGTACCAGAATGGGCTGGGTGGCTAATACAATAAAAGATATTTCAACATCGGGGAACACGTTAATTTTAGTAGACAGAATATCCGCGGGCGAAATACTCAACAAGAAGTTAAAAGACTCTGTGTTCATATCAGGGTCAACAAAAAACTTAGAAAGGAAAGAACACTACGATGAAGTGTCTACAACACAGAATAAAATTATTATCGCGACTTATGGGGTCGCATCCGTTGGAATTAATATTCCTAGGATATTCAATCTTGTTCTTATTGAACCTGGTAAATCTTTCGTAAGGGTTATACAGAGTATAGGACGAGGGATTCGTAAAGCAGAAGACAAAGAGAATGTGCAGATCTGGGATATTACCAGCAGTTGCAAATTTGCTAAAAGACATCTAGGGCAAAGGAAAAAGTTTTACAAAGAGGCCAATTACCCGTATAATATAGAGAAGATAGATTATGAAAATCCTTACACTAGATAATAGAACTTATACACTAGAAAAAATACCCGAGTGGGTAGACGAAAAATTAAGATTTGCTGTTTTGGATAATTCAGACCCAAACAACCCCGACTTCTTCTACATACCGTTGATATTCCTTGAAAGTTTTAATGCTCCGGCGGCGGTGCTAGAAATTGGGAAGTACAAAATTAAAATGCCCTTGGACTGGAAGATGTTGATAGGTGAAGCAGGACAACAAGAGATGCATGTGCTACCAATAACAAGTTTAAACGATAGAGGGTTTGATGCGTTCACGTTCAATCCTTTGTCAAGCACTAAACCAGATTTCTATCCTATAGATGTTGTTGACATATACACAGAAGTCAAATGGTACTTTCCAAAAATTAAATCAGGACAGATGTTGGCAGTGCCCTTATCAAATGGCCCTAAACCCATGTGTGCTTATTTTGTCAAGGACATTTCACGACAGTGCGAACAAATAGATTATGGCTCGGTCTGGTAGGAGAACAATAAAGATAGAAGCACCTATCATGGTTACCAACGACAAGATAGCGGTGTGGATGGATCAAGGAGAGTGGTGCAGAGATTTCTTCGACTGGCTCTCAAAAAATAAATTGAATGATAAACTTTCAGGTTTACAACATATGCAGAATAAATTAAAATTAACTTTTGTAACAGCAGAAGACTGTACAATTTTTGGATTAAAATATGCCGGCAGAAAAAAATAGAAAATTTTTTGAATTAAGGAACGGCCTCAAGGCTGTGGACTTCAGGAACAAGGATTACTTTGATCGTATCGACGACAAAGAGAAATCGTTGTACTCGCCATACATGTTGATGAGATATGTGTCTAGTTGTTCATCTAAAGACCCATTCTTTGTTGAACACTACGTAGAGATGGTCAATGAGTGTGTGAACAAACATTGTTTTACTTTGGGCAAACACAAGAAATTACTCTGGATACTAACGGCAATGTGTGGAACCTTACAACAACAATTCCACCCATGGATAAAACCAATGAAGCGGGTGCCAAACAAAAGTCTTAAGAAATTACAAGCAATATATCCAAACTGGAAGGAATCGGACCTAGAGGTATTGGACAAAGTAATTACAGACAGAGAACTAGAGGAACTAATAGAGGCACATGGCATCGACAAATAAATGCACATACTGTGGCAAGGAGTTTGCCAAGGCACGTACACTGCAAGTACACCTGTGCGAGCCAAAGCGTAGGTACTTACAGAAAGATGAGAAGTGGGTGGTCAATGCATTCATGGTGTTCCAAAGATTCTACCAGATACATCAACACAACTCAAAACCCAAGACATATGATGACTTTGTGAAGAGTGCTTACTACAACGCTTTTGTCAAGTTTGGAAGATTCATCATGCACATAAACCCATTGTATCCTGAAAAGTACATAGAGTTTGTGCTAAGGTCAAAAATTAAATTGGACCACTGGGCCAGAGATGACTTGTACGAAACATACTTGATCGAAGCACTGAAGTCGGAACCAGTGGAGGCCGCACTGCAAAGAAGTATCACAACAATGATGGATTGGGCAAACGAACAAAATGCACAATGGTCAGACTACTTCAGGCTTGTTAACACAAACAGAGCGGTTGCACACATACAACAAGGAAAGATAAGTCCGTGGTTGTTGCTAGGTTGCAACGCAGGCAAAAGGATGTTAAAATCATTTAACGACGAACAATTACAAATGATAGAAAGATTTATAAACCCAAGTTTTTGGCCAAGC